CAGAAATTTGAATGAAGAATTTTGTAACTTGAATAAAAGATAAATTCTATAATAATTTGAAAATAATAATTATATTATTTTTTATTTGATAGCAAATTCTGATCAAGAGTGACAGTCTTTGATTTAAAATCATTCAATTTATAATTGTTGTGTTATTTCTTATCATTACCAAATATAATATCATGAGATTTATTCGACAAAGAAAAAGAAGATCTTTCCAGTCCACTGAACCAGTCATCTTTCATTGGAACGCTAAAAGTTCAAATCAACAACGCGTAAATAGCAAACGTCATGACGAAACATTTGAAAAACCTCAGAGTAATTCAAGACGTTCAAATAAACCAAAAACAGAAAAATATGATTCAACAAAATTTAAAAATTTCTTTAAAAATCAGGACAAAGAAACACCTTTAAAGTTCCTCCCGCAAAAAGATTTATCAAATCGTGAAATTATTGACATTTATGACTGGACTGAACCAGAGGAGCTACTAGGTAAATGTCTTGAGAAAATTTCAAAAGGTCATGACTCATTAATCTATCTTGATTCACAAATCACTAAAACAGTTACTGAAGATGAATCCCAATACACCCTTCAAATTGATTATTCTGAATATGAAGATACATTGGTACCTTATATCAAAAAATCTTCTGAAGGTAATTCACGATTAACAAAAATTGACCGTTTAAACAGCCCATTAATTAAGATTGATGATCTTTACATTAAAACAATCACTAATGATGTACCATTATCAAGTCGTGAATTACGTATCAGTACACGCCGTGATTATCTTCGACTTTCAAACTTATTAAAACATTTTAAATTTAACAAAAAACCGATTAATGATCAAAATTATCATAAAAATCTAAAAAAACTTGACTTCAATTACTCTGGTGAACAGATTACATCAGATATTGATCAATTAGCCATAAAATTATTAAAAACAGAGGTTTCTGCACTTGTAGATGACGTTAATGTCACTAGTCTTGACAATATTTTTAAAAATAGAATACGAACTAATATACCAGAATGGGTCTTACTTGTACATGATATCCATGTCTGTACTGACTTATTTACATCACAATTAAAGCAAGGAGGGAAAGAACTTATCACTAGTACCTACTATATTCGTTCATTTAAGAATATTAATGAGTTTATTTCTGATTTTGATGAAATTCCTATTGACTTATTAGTTTATATTAAATTTGAAGACAATACTCAATTTATCTTCAGACGCATTGATAGATCAAATTATTATTTCTTTTTAATTCTTATTGGTGAGGTTGCATGCCTTTACCATGATAATCTTGATTTTTTATATATTTCAAGATCAGAAGAATTAGATCATATTTATTCACAATGTGAGATTGAGTTCAATCTTTCGAATATCAAAAAATCTCCCGAATATGCCTCTTTTCATAAATCATTAACTGCATTGGACATTGTGCTTGACAGTTTAAATGATTATGAGAAATGTGTCAATTTTACAAAAGCACATGAAACACTTTGTCTTCACATGAGTGATATCTCATTATACAAAAATTATTCATCATACCCCATCAATTTAAATCTTGAATCTATGTCAGATATTTTCTATAGCAGTACTAAATTTATTAATGAAAATGAATATCAACATTTTAAAAAGGATTTATTATATAAAATTATTAACAATAAAATTGGAATTGTGAGTGATGAATTACTACCTTTTACAAATTATTTAATTGAAATTTCAAATCTCACAGGACCTGAAAAACAAGCACTAAGTTCATTACACAAAACAATTTATTACAGTTACATTAATGAGATTAAGGGTATCAAAAAACATATTGACAGACGTATTACACCAAGACCTGCTGAACAGGAAGCAATGCTTTCAATGCTTAATCTATATACAAAAGAGTTTATTAAAGGTTACATTATTAAGAATAATAAATTACCAATGTATGCACTTAAAGGTGATCGTGGTGATTATTTCTATGAGCTGCTTAATAACAAAAATTGGTCTGAATATGATAAGCTTGATTTGTCATTCTTTTCAGATATCACTCTGATGAAAAATCTTGATTTTGAATACCCAACCAGCTTTGTCGAATTTATTAAGGACAAAGGTGCATTTAATCTAAATGAAACAATATCAAGTTATCTAACTGACAAAGAAATTAAATTAATCTTAAATGATGAGAACTTTAACTTTGACTCTTTAACATTAGCTGACATTTTATTATATGAACTAAATACACCAGCATGTACGATTTACAAACCCAAATACAATTACAAAATTCCTTCAACAGAATTAAAACTTATTGGTGTATTAAAAATGAAAGAGCGTGAACAAAAAGAGGAGGGACGTGTATTTGGTGCATATTCGGTTGAAGGGAAGTTAAATTTAAGTTATTTAAATAACAGTCTTAAAAAATCATTGCAATATATTGAAGGTCAAATGTATGTAATCTCAGATAAAGTTAAACAATACAAACATCATGACCATGCACAAAAGATGACATCACCAAATTACTATAGTTTAATGTTTGATATCGAAGCACACAATCAAGCTATGCAGATTCATAACACTCATCCATTAGCAATTTTACTTAGCCAATTGTTTGGTGTTAAAGAAATTAGTCTCATCCCTATCATGTTTCATGATATGTCATTTATTTATGAAAGTATTCAATACATTGATCGTTTTATGGTGAGTCATCAATCTGGTGGTATTGATGGTTGGTTTAATCCATTCTGGACTTTACATACAATTTTATCACTTAAACTGTTTGCATTAACGATGAATTTTAAAAATGTTTTTGCAGAAGCATATAGTGATGATGCTTGTGCAGTTTTTGAAGATCGTGAAATGTCACCGGAGAAAATGGACCTTTTATATGAACAAATGGAACGTGAATTTTTAAGATATGGATTAATTATTAAACCAAGTCAATCAATGTTAAGCCCAAATAGAACAACACTCTTAAAAATTCATACGTATCAAGGTATCCGATCAGATACTTCAATGAAACGCTTATGTCAAATTATGGTACACCAAAACGATGAAATATGTAATGATGCTCTATTAGTTAAGACAATAAACTCAACTGTTAATAGTGCTATGGATTATACCAATACAATTTATTTGCCACATTATCTAAAATGGGTGCGCATTATTATTATCACATATAAACAGTTCAGTAAATATATTCTAACAACAAAAGATTATGAAACGGTAATTGATAAAACATCTTTTACTAAAGAGGTTTATCAACTGCTTTATTCTGACCGTAATAATAGCTATGGGTTGTGTGAAATGTCAACTACACTTGATGTTCAGACATTCATTTTTAATTTATTTGTTTCAAACAATATTGACACTTTACGCTATGTACAGGAAGAAAATTATAGAAAAAACATTGATCGAAAGTTGTCAATTATGAATGTTAAAGAACAAATGAACAAATACTTCACTAACAATTTTATGAAATTTTGTATTACTGATCAGTATTTATATGAACTTTATTTGATGAAACTTTTGATGCCCGAATCATTGGGTGGATTAAATACTGTTATGTTTATGGACACTATGATCAGTGGTTTGAACGACTCGTTGTTAAAGAGAATTAGTTTCATCCACCAAAAAAGGAAAATTTTGTTCCAAATTGATCATTCACGTGTATCCATATTGAATTATCAAATCTCAAAGCTATATCAATATGATGTAAATGATATTAAATCCTATAGAAATTTTATTAATACAGGCTTCTTAACCAAAAATTTATTTGAAAATTCAACGAGTGTGATAGATAATGAGTTAAGCAATTACATTAGACGTTATAATAAAAACAAAGAATTTAAAAAGTATATTGATTTAGCGTCTGAGAGTGACCATTTACTTGAACAAATTATATCATTAAGTAATAATGTTTACCATAGACGACTTATATCATTCTATATTGAGAATTCAGCTTGCTCTATCTTCAAATCATTAATTAGCACATTTGAGAGAACACGTAGTTTCATGTCAATTGTATTAAATAAAACTAAACTTGCAAATAAACTATTTAAAATGAATTCTGATTCAACAATTTTCCTTTTTAAAAAACCAAATGATGATTTTATAATCACTAATTTTAATTATATCGACAATATTAGTGTTTACTCAAATAAAATTCTTGAAAAATTTTCAACAGAAAAAACATTTTATCCAGATCATGAGATAATTGAATTCAATTATGATAATGATAGTGATGATTACCGTTATTCAATTAAACCTGATTTTCAAATTATCAAAAGAAAAAATTCTTATCTTGATAATGACATTGAATATCGTGACTTTACACATTTCCATGAGACAGAAATGACTGACATGTCATTGGATCAATTTTCAAGTGGGTATAATAAAACATTAAATCAATCCATTGAAAAATTATTTGTTTTCACAAAATCAATTATCACAGAATTACAAGACAAATATGGTATTAATGATTATAAAAACACAAATATTTATTTATATCTTCAAGAAACATTAGCGACATATGGTATATGTGAATTCACAAATCTTTTCAATAAAACAGCAATTATAAATTTTGGGACAATTTCACATAATCTCTTTGTATATAATTTTAATATTAAATCTAATCTGCATGTTTTACCAAATGATCAGACGATATATGAATGTATGATTAATCAAGACTTGATGAATTACACACAAAAGAAAGAAATTTGTTATAATATCTCATACACAAAACACTTCTTAATTCTTAAAAAACTAATTTCAGATTCACTTAATATTACACAGTATGAATTAGGCAATCAAAGTTACATGTCATACAACCTATCAAAGGAAATTAAAGAATTCCTAAGAACATATAAGCCGAAAATTCTTGTCAAAAATAATAAAATCAAAACATTAACAGAATTAAAAAGTTATACGGAAAAATCTCAATTCAATGTTAAAATTGAAAAGTTAATGTTAAATAATTTAAATTATACAGACCAACAAGATCTAAATAAAGATCAAAAATTAGTTAAATTTTTACCCTACGATGAAAATGACAAAGATTTTTTTACAAACATTAATGGTGCAGAATTATTGATAGAAACATTGATCTATAATAATATAGACTTTACAATCAGTCCTAATGATAATCCAATGTTTTTCCCAATTGTTAGAGAAATTTATTCAAAATTGTCTATAGATGTGAGAAATGAAAAAACTTTTGATGATTTCTTAAATGACCTTTATGACGATTATATGATGGCATCCCTTAAACGAGTTTTAAGTGACTCTGAAATGATAAATGGACCATATTCAAAACTTATGTTTAATAAAATGATGCCACAATATATGACAAACATTGAAAATGTTGTTATTGACCTTTATAAGAAGGCTAAAATAGAGATCAAATTTAATATAAGCCAAATTGAGACAATACCACTGACCAATCAAAAAGCCTTAATCAATAAATTGAATGAGATTTTTATTAAGCCAAAAAAACTGTACCAATTCACTCTTGACTTAGAACTAATGTTGAATAACATTTGCAAATATCTGATTGTTAAGTACTGTTTACATGTTAAAGAGATTAGACCACGAACTAAACTTAACAAGTCAAAAATTTATAATCAAATGAGATTACTTTTAAATTATCGATTATTTGATAACAAAACAAGTAAATTTGAATATTTAATTGTGACATTTTTTGGGTCACTTGGAATCATTTATTATTGGGAAGCTAGATGTCAAACAATCTTAAGTGAACTGGAAATTGAAGTTAATTCAAATTATGACTATGATGTTGAAGTGGACATGGATTATTCAACAATTATGAACTTAAACCAAAAATTTACACATAAAAGAAAAATTATTAAAAATTACCGATTTATCTCATACACAGTCCAAAAACAAACACTTCTGAAAATTAGACTGCATGAAGGCCTAAAATTACTTAATAATTTGGCATGTAAATTTAGTGATAGGATTATGATGTCAAATTACACAGGCAACATTAAATCCATTCATATTCAGGAGTTCAATAAACAAATAATTGAGCCAATGATATTAGATAAAAACCTGCAAAGCTTGTATGTAGAGGAAAAAACTCGTGAATTTGAAGTTCTTCAATCAATTCATTACTTTCACACAACAATTTACAATATCAATTCAGACTATATCCCAGATCTTTATACAACAAAATTCAATCGTAATATTTTGAAACCAGATGCGTTTCAATATTATAGAGATTACAAATTCATTCAATTGGATTTAAGTCTTGATAAATACACAGGATTTGAAATGAAAGATTTACGCAATCTAATTGTTCAACTTGCAGAGAACAAAAAAATTGTTTACCTACATCTATCACATAAAAATATTAATGATCGTGTGAAACAACTAATTAATTTTTTTATATTTAATGAAGATGGTAAGAAATATAAAACAATATTTATTGAACCAAATAGCATGAAATACATCTCAAGTGGGATGACTGTACAAATTTGTTTAACAGACTGTGCTAAAAACATTTTCAATTCAAGTGTAAATATGTCGAACCCTACTGTTTATCGTGTGGAAAATATTGTCGGTAAAAAAATTTTAAAAGTTAACAATGCAAAAAATATTGTTGACTTCACTATTAATTTATATGAACCTGCACCAAATAGACTTGATTCCGTTGTCCCAACACTTATTAATCTCCATTTAAATAAATCCTTCAATGGTGTAACACCAGAAATTGAAAAAGGTCTTGAAGAAATCAATAATTTGATACTGATGGAGAATGATAAATTCATCATTATGGAATCAGATAAAGAATTCAGTGAGTTTGAGGATAAATATGACATCTCAACTATTAAGGACCTCAAAAATAATGGTACAATTGGCATTAATGATGACTTGTTCATGGAAGAAGGTTCACAAAATATCAAATACATTAATCTCTTCAAATTGACACTTAAGGAAACAATCTGGTTATCAAAAAATTCAATCAATGAAAAACTGAAAAAGACCTCTGAGCTGTTAATTATTTTGAAAAATTATTTATCAAAAAATAATGTTGCGGATAAAGATGCATTAAAACTTTTATTCTTTAAATCAGATAAAAGCTATACATTCATACGTCCAGATGTAAGTAGACATATTAGACTTGTATTTAATATCCTTACATACCTGAATACTGTGCCAAAAACCTTTGAAAAACTAATGATTGAAAAGGTTTATTATTCCCGACAATTATTAAATCGTTATGGTTATAATTACAATGTGTTCATAAACTATTTTATGTTATTATTCAAATTTCGTAGAAGATTCTTGTTTAAGAATGATTCAGATTATGAGCCATTTCTTAATGAGATTAAATGGTTCACGGAAATCAAAGCAGGTTTTACAAATAAATATATACCAAAGACGGAACAAGTGAAACTGACTGTTAAATCAAATAATCAAGAATACATTGATGGTAAATGGGAAACAATAAATTTCACAAAATTGCCACTTGAATACTTGAATCAAGATTTGATTGCTGAAA